TTTGAGTATGTGAATCAGTTATATTAATAGAAATATCATTTTTCTGCTCATCATATATTATAAAATTAGTTTTAATTAAGTTAGGTCGTCCTGTTGGTCCAAAGTTGTATCCAATATTATCAATAACATCCCATAATGATGTTGTATCAAATCTATAATTATTAAGTGGAGTTAAATCAAACCCATTAGCCCAATTATCTGACCAATCAAATACAGTAACGTTAATAATATCTGTAAATATTATTAGATCTATAAATTTAATATCTTCTAAAATAGTTGGAAGTACAGACGTTGGTGACGCATACGGTATAAACGGTGGGCATTTACAATTACGATTTGTATCATCTGGATCAGGCATATCGTATGTCGTAGCATCAAGGGCATAACTATTATATCCATAACGCCATCTGTCAAATAATGGATCTGTTAAATCAATTTGATGTTCATCAAATTGATGGGATTCAAAACCCGATGATGCTAAATCAGACCAGCACTCATTGTCTACACCAATAATATGTGTTGTTATTAGTATTCTTGTACCTATCGGTAGTATACTTAAACATTTAATTATATTTGTATTATATCTATCACAATCATCCAGTTGAGTATCATTATATGTAACCGGTTCAACTTGTTGAAATATTGTGTTAGTTAATACACCATTTATGTATACATATAATGTTTCTATATTATATAGATATTCAAACGGTAGTAATATGGTATCATCTACAATAATTGGTGTAATTGTAGTAGTTTTATAATATCGTTCGCACCCTGTTAATAAACAATCAGTATTATATGTATTAGCGTGATTTATTGCATATCCATAATCCGGAATATTATATGCTGTATAATCATAACTATCAGTATCATAACCAAAGAAACACGGCTCACGTGAGTAATCCATATTAAATGTTACAGTTGTAAATAAATTATCTAATATAGTAACATTTATACGCTCTTCATATGTATACGTAACTACAACATCAATTAATTTAGTGTGGTATGGTTTAATATCATTAACGTATTGTACTAACCCCTCAATTGGGTCACGATATAAAGGCATTCATTGATCTCCGAAAATTTATTAACTATTAAATTGTACTACTATACATCTATTACTGATGAAGCTGTTTCAAAAGTCAGTGTGCAATTTAATGCAACCATAGAAGTTTTAAATATTCCAGTGAGCTCATGATTATATGTTAATGTATCGTTTAATATATTAAAGAAAATCCTATTAACGATATTACATGGAAAATATGTGTAAATATAATCCATTCCAGCAATAATATTTTCAGGAGTCATAAATGTGTAATTCTCAAGGAAGTTTTCTTTATTTATTGGTTGAAAATCATAATTAGAATCCTCCAATAGAGCTATAACTGTATCAAAAATTATATTTTTTGGTCCGACAGCTTGATCTATATTAAAACCGTAACAAGTTGTTGTATTATTTACACTATCAAATAATATTCTATTTAACGACGGTATAAGATGTGTTGGGTCAGTTATTTTATATCCTAATAAGGTTTCGGTTATTTTATCCCATAACCGTCTCGGAACTGAGGATAAATCTTTCTCTCTAAACATTTTCCACTCATTGTACTTATTTTTTAGAATTGCACCTGATTTTTCAAGTTGATCACGTAAAGTAAAATCTTTAGTAAATTGTATATCGTATCTACCTTCTTCATTAATATCGTATGTAATATTATTAATAATACATTGATCGTACCGATTCGGTAATACTCCATTATCATATAATAAATGTTGATAAAATACATAAGGTTGTTGTGGAGTCTTAAATATGTGTTTAATATCTATTATTGCTAAATTATTTTTAACTCGATTAGTTCTATTTTTTACCCAAAAGAAGTATGTATATACCCAATTATGACCACTTTCATCATATACAAAAGTAAATGTATATGGGTGTACAAGATTATATTGAATTAATGTAGTAGGATCTGTACTAATATCATCGATCATTTCTTGAGTTGGTATATCTGCGTATTTCACAACTCGTATAATTGAACTTATATTAATACCTGTTACAGTTATTAATGTAATAATATTATTTGTATTTTGTACTACAGTAAATGATGTTGTTTCTTGTTCATTAACAAATACATCATAATTATCAGTTATAGTATTAATAGTTAATTCAGATATTGTTACTGTAATTGAGTTATTAATAATATTATAATCATATCCATTAAATATTTGATGAGTATCAATTGTAATTATCCAATCACCCCAATTACTTGTTATATCCGCTCTTGTTCTATAATATAATTGAGTGTGTACATCGCCAGTATATCGATTTTTCTCTTCAACTAGTGTATTGTTTATATCATCAGTTACTAAATCAATCCATCTTTCAGGAACAACCGGTGATGATACCCATTCGTATAATTCAACACTGCTCCATTTAGGTACATTACCCCAGGCAAACATTCTATCAATTATCGTTGGATATAATTGTGGGTCTATATACGGCACGTATCCTAATTTAGATGTATCCATCCAAATTTTACCTACCTCGTTCATATTCCATGCATTTGCACCTGGAGTAGTAGAGTTGTCATATTGTGCCGGGTTAGTGGTTGAATAATAATCAACCATTAAATCTACGTTAGTTGGATAAATTCCACGTATAGGATCCCATATCGGTAACTCTTTAGTAACAACATTACTTTTAGAATCAATTAATTTACAATCATTTAATTTCGATTTAGCTGGATTTATTAAAAATACAGTTAATAACTTGATTATAGATATATCTGTTATATCAATTAAAAACTCTATTAACGACGAGCTTAATTTTTTATAATGTCCGTTTAAATTATTATCATTATATTCAATTAATTGACCTTGTTGATATAAAACAGTAATAGTAGTATTAGGTGTTGATGATAATAATATTGAATTATTAGTTAATTCTGTATATGAATTATTAACATGTCCATCAACATATACCTTTAAATTATTAGTTCTAGTTATATAATGATATGGTAGGTGTATAATAGATTCGATAGTAGCTGATACTTTTATGTCATTTACGAAAATAATTAATGCACCATTATCTGTTACATATGGATCTTGTAATACTATTCTATTTGAATTTGTATTATTGGGAACTATATTTAATATTTTATCAATATACACCGTAAATAAATCATCGTTTGTAAATTTAGTGTGTATTATTAATAATGTATTATCATCTCGGATAACACTTGTAAAATCTAATATTTGAGATTTAATATTTGCTGTATTTGTAACAAATATTGATAATACTCCTTGAGAATTATGATATTGTCCAATAATTTGTATTATAGTATCTTCTTCATTTAACGTAGTATCTACAATTAACTGGGGTGATCTAATAATAACACGAACCATATTGGTGATTATCGGTGCATTTAGAATAATTGTTGATGTCATGTAATGTATATCGGCTACTAATTGAACACCATTATCTACAAATATTTGAACACCATCACATACTGTACTTGTTTTGAGGTATTGATGGTTATTATTTACGATATTATATTGCGATGTTCTAATTGATCCACGAGTAGCTATAGACGTAGTGATATCAGTTGATGTAAATGTTATTACATCTGTAACTTCAGCATCAAAATACATGCTAGTATCTATTAAATAATTAGCATCTGGTAGATCAACCCATCTATCAACGTCAATATTAGTAATTTTAGTAAAGTATTCTTCTACTGAAGTACTATCAGTACTACGTTCTTGTTCAAGACCGGTATCAAATGATTCAACATCAAAACCGTTGAATACCGGGGTATTATCTATAACGTTCATAAACTGATACATTATTGTATTACGTACAACATCGGATAAAAATACATGTATAGTAGGTTTAAGTTTTGTTCTATTATCACCAAATTGTGCAAGTTTATATGTCCAAAACTCATCAATATTTGCATCTAATAACGATCTAGAATTAGAAAACGCAGTAATCGCTGCATTAGACCCTTTATGTTGAATCATACCTCTCCAAAATATGAATTTTGATTTTTCAGTACTACCTAATAAATCTAAGTATTTTGGTTCAACATAACCTAACAATTTACGAGCATATTCAATGTGATTAGCGGTTTCGTCAGCTGTATACACATCATAATATTTTTGTAAATGTGAAGCAGATGCTTCAATATTTTCAATCATTTTGCCATCGTGTAAAAAGTACCCACCTAAATTTGGACGACATGTACGTTCATAATGTTTATCAAAACTAGTATGTATTTTACTAATATTTAATCCGATATACGGATCGTACACTAAGTTTCCATCAATAGTGTAGTTATTAAATGCAACAACATGTTCGTACACATCACTAAACAAGTGCATACCACCTATATGTAAAAATGTTTTTTCAAAAGGTACAGTTTCAGGTTTAGGGTATACTATATAAGTTAAATTATCTTCTCTAAATATTTTTAAATTATCAATAGTTAATATTGGTACACCATATTGATCATACACTATAGGTTGTGTTAATATATCTACAAATGGTCCAGATATTATATTTGAAATAATACCTAGTCTCGGTGTTATCCAAATATCGTATTTAAACGGATTGATTTCGTATGAATCATATACTTTAATAAGTTGTTGTGTTTTAGTATCAAATTTTGTATTAAATCCTCTCCATGCCTTATCAATAAATTTTTCAATTTCTGTTTGCCAACTGATTAATAACCCAGTTTCAGTATCAATACTTGTTCTATAATAATCGTTAAAAACAAAACCTTGATCTTTTAAATATGCTGAATAACCATCAATAAAGTTAATTACATTTTGTACTCCAGTTATTATTGTTGGAAAACTAATTGATAATACCCTACTCTTATTAACAGCGTAATGTGTCCAGTTAATATTACAATTTGCTCGATTTAATGAATAGAATGTATTATATTGTTCATATATTTGTATATTTGTAGTTAATAGTAAACGAACAGTTAATGTTGGTTGAGTTGGATTAAAGTTTAAACCATTAAGAACTTGCACCCACCCGTTTGGAAATATTACATAATCGGTATTTTCAATTAATAATATGTCATTATAATACATTTTTAAATTATCCGCTCGTGTATCATTATGCATTCTGAATATATGACTACTCGAACTATATAATTGCCATGTTTTACTCAATTTATGATATTGTTTAAAAGTTTGAAGTCCTGTATTAGTATTAGTATATGACCATAGATCAAGATCACGTGGGTTCGTAGGGGATACATCACCATTTAATGTTATTGTGTGTTTTAACGTATCATACACGAGTATATCGTTGTTTCTCGCCACACCATCGACATAACCAGATGCTAATTTAAATGTAGTAGGTGTTTCAGATATTATAAAGTAAGGAGCACCATATTTAATAGTTTTTATATTAGAATTAATATAAATTTGAGTACCGTCAATCCAAGGAGATGTTTTATGAATAGTTATTTCATTGGTTATATCATTTACACTTACAATATTATAAACATTTACATCATATACATTAAGATCAGCACCAGGATTAATAGGTACATCTAAACGGAACTGCCAATCACTACCAGTATCTGAAGGTATTTGTATATGAGTATTCGAATGAGCAACTGTACCGGTTTTATATAACGATACTATTATTGAATTTAACCAATTGTTAAAAGCACCAGAAGATTTTTTCATATAAGTAGTATAATCTTGATTTTCTATTTGATAAAAATCAGTATTAACCGATAATGATTTTGAATTAATAACAGAATCAGTTTGGTATGTAATTTTTAAATCCCAATCTTTCCACATTATTATAAAATCAGATATGTAAATATCATATCCTTTTGATCTTATTGCGTTAATATACCATTGATTTAGTCCATTAATAGATCGAGTTTGAGTTGTTCCGTTTATTACCATTCCATGAAATACAACGTCTTTATGTGATACTACTTTTTTAGTCTGTTTTTCAATTTGTAATTTGTTAATTTCATAGAATTCAAAACCGAATGTTTGTTGTATAAATCTAATAGGTTGCATTCTAAAAGTAGCAATTAATATACTATATCTGTAATTCGACGATTCTCTCCACAACCGTTCTGTTGGTCCTTGTTGTCCAAACGCGTAATTTGCTGATATTGCATTTTGTATTGCCGGAGTAAAAGAACCATATGATGTTATAGTATATTGTTGTAATATAGCGTCAGATACATGCGGTGGTAATAAATCATCAGGTGCATAATTACCTATAGTTATACCAGATATATTAACACTGAGTCTATTATTATACACGGGTATAATTGATGTTAATTGAGGTTCAACACCTACTATATTTCCTATTTTAATATTTTCCCACATAACAGAAGACCATCTACCTCCATTTGAAGTATTAGCATATAAATGATCCCAATTTGTAGGTTTTTTAGTATACCCTTGTAGTTTCCAAGGTTCAAGATGTGGATATGGAGTCCCATATAATTCAGTATAAATAGTATACCATCTTGATCCCCATTTATTACTAATATTTGGTCTATTAACGGTGATACTCGGTAAATTTGGAAATTCAGTATAATTCCATGTCCATGCATTACTAATATTAAAATCAGTATAAAATATATTAAGGTTATGTTCTTTTGTGTATTTAATATATTCATCATGTAAGTATGAAATATACTTTGTAGCTTCTTCATCAGTGTGATATATATTTGAATAATCGATTTTTAATGAAGTTATATTTTCACATTTACTATATAATTTTTGTTCTATCGTCAACAATGTTTTAGATATAATTAAATTAATATCAACTAATTGCCATGCTCGAATATGATTTGGTTCTATATCCCACCCGAATGTAGTAGTATTAGCTCTAACGTACAACGTATCAGTAATATTATTGTACCAATATACACCAATAGGTGTTGATATTGAGGGTACAGTAGATTGTATCGCAATTACAGTATATTTCCATAATTGTTTAGTATTTTTATCATACCAGAATACACCATTAGTTAATCCGTTTAAATTGGGTTTAGCTCCCGTACCAGATGTTCCATTCTTTTTTAATATGCGAGTTATAATATATTTAATATCGGTATCTGTAAATTTATTATTAGAAAAATGTCCATCGTGATGAATAATATGATACAATCCAAGTTTATTATCAATTAATAATTGTGGTTCATGACTAGCTGTTAATTGTAAAATTGGTAATGTTACAATCCAATTTGGCATACCAGTATTTGTATTCGCATCGTATGCAGTAGTATCACTAAATACATATGTTAAATTATCATTACTTTGTATATTCAATATTATATGATTAATAATATATTGTTGTAAATTCACAATAGCACTAGGTGAGGTGTTCGATATAATTTCAGGAAGATTTTTAATAAACATTTCTTTAATTAATAAAATATTATTTTCATATTGTTTTAGTGCATATTTTATTAACGTAGGAGTTGTAATTAATTCTTGATACAGTGTAGATAAGAATGTATCATAACAACCATTATGTTCTTTAATAGTACCACCTTCGTAATAATTAATAGCATCTAACAATTTAAATTGATCTTGTTGAATTATGAAATTAAACGGTACTTGAGTATTACCAAATGTAAATTTGGGTATTGGTTGATTGTTAATAATAGTAGTAAAATGCTTATAAAGTTCTATATATGAAACAGTAGCTCTATTTTCATGTTGAGCGTTAAAATATAATTGATCTGGTATTTCCCATGCACCTGTAGGATCATCAATTGGTAATATTGTAGTATGAGTATTACCAGTAGGATCAAGATAAGTATCACCGTCCGCTAATCTATATTCATTTACATATCTAGGTACATATTCTTCATTATTAATACCTTTTTGCCAAATTGTTTGTAATCCTTCAGGATTATCTGTTGAAACTGTATCATAATTTTTATAACAATACATTTCTTCAGTATCAGCATTTAATAATAATTGTTGAAATATATAATTACGTTCTTTATCTAACATAGTTATTCTCATATTGACTCTACTATCAACTAGGTTAGTAACTAATTCTTGATATTTAAATATACAATTAGCTTGATACGCGGTTGTTTTATCAACGTTGTAGATATCAAAAAGTGGATATTGGGTATGTTGAGATTTTACTTGTTCGTGTTTTTTATATCTAATTAAGCTACGTTGGGTAATATTATTTTGATCGTCTTGCACCCATATAATTTCCCTACCAACATCTAAACTGCAAGCAGCTCCTGATCTCATTTGAACAATATCGCCTGATTTTAATTTATTAAAAAATAATATAGCATTAGCATATATACTATTTGTTTTAAATTCTTCATATGTACCATACTGTCTAATGCCGTTAACATAAACTTGTAGATCATCTAATCCATACAAATAATTAAATGTATTAACATCACTTGATATATCAATCGGTACTTCAGCATATGTAGAATAATATACACTGTTATTTAAATACATTGTAATATTATTAATAGTAACTACATGCGTTATAGGGTGTATTGTTTGTGGATTAACAATTGTATTTTCAACAATAAACATACCATCAGTACTACGTTCTTGTTCGAGGCCAGTATCAAACGGTCCAACATCAAACCCATCGAATGTTATTATTGTAATATATCGTTGTTGATGAATATTTGGAAGTTGATGATTTACCGGAACCACGGCGTTTGTTCCATTCCACATCCAATGAACAAAACAACCACACCAACTATCACCTAAGCTAGTTGTAGTAAGTTGTAATATAACACCAAATTTAACATCATATCCTAAATATTCTTTTGAATTATAAGGTACTACTAATGGTACCCTCGCTGGTTCGATAAACACCGGTTCGTTTACATATACTAAAGTATATAAACCGTTTGTTGATAAACGCGATTGTTGAGTAATTTTAACTCCATCATTTATATGAGTAGCAGATATAACAAATCTATAACCGTTTACAAATAGAGCCGTTTTATCACCTGCGATAACAAATATATTATCTCCGGTTGAAAGTGGTAATAAAATATACTTAGAATCTATAGATATATCAACAATATTACAGCGTATATTAATTTCATTAACTGTTGGTTCAACATCAACACTTATCCAATCACTAGTTAAATTTTTTCTATATAACCAATTATGTTTTGTAAATGTCCACTCATTTATTTCTAAATTTGCATTATATTCAATGATAGGCATTGTTGCTTGAATACCTACAGCGGTATGTGGTAGATCTGACTCATGAACCCACATATTCTCTAGTGACCATAAATTTAACATATCTGTATTATCAGTATCCCATTCAGTTACACCTTGAGGTGCAATAACAGGAATAACGTGATGAGTATTATCAATACCTGCCGTTATCCAATCACTTAACGGATCCCAATCTCCACCATTATCGTCCCACAACATTACATCAAACCCAACATGTTTATTTCGAAGTTGTTGTTGTAAAGTAAAATATTGAATAATTGTATTTTGAATTAATTTTAATTCTGCGGTAGGGGTGCCGGTAGATACTTTTTCATTATAATATCTACGTAATTCAATAATTTTTGAATTAACAGTATTAAATTGATTTTCAATTGTAATGTATTGTGGTTGTGAATTACTATTTACATCATACCAATAATAATTGCTATAATTAGTTAACTTATCTATATTAATAGGTGGTGCATAATTAAACTGAAGTGTATTACCCCATTTTGGTAATGAGTTAATATCAACTCCGAGATGTTTTAATTTATTTAAAATATCGTAATATGCGGTTATATGATCTACTGTCGCAATTTTTGAATACAGTAACGGTTGTAACTGCCACGCCTGTCTGTGAGGTGAATTTTCAACAACTCTATTGGTATTAGGTATACTAGGGTTTTTTCTACCTATTGACCCACTTACATGAATAGTATCGGGTTTAGTGAATAGTCTATTTTCTGCATTATTTAAAACAGATACATTTATATCGGATTTAAAAATATCAGGAAATAACTCTTCAATTTGAATTCGTGGTTTGCGATAATCAAAGTTATCTGTCATAATAAATACTCTCTACCTGTATTTTGGATATAATACTATTTATTAAAAACATTATACTGCAAAATCACAGGCGAGATATTATATACATATTATGCCTGTCTTATATTATTATGATTTAACGATCTAACTACTTCAATACTATCAGTCGATATGCTTGGTATTAATATTTCATTTTCTTTAGCACTTACTTGAAATAAATCCCCAAATAAATTTTGTTCATATAACGGAACCAATACGACGGTATCGATATTATAGTTAAGATCATAATGAATTTTAGAGACTAATTCGGTAAAATTAAAATTATATCCAAAATCCCAATTATTTATATCAAAAAATGATCTAATCGATTCAACTACATTTAATTTAATCTGATTTATTGTCATAATTGAATTAGTTGATTGTACTAATACAAATTTTGCTTGTAATTGAGGTATTGCAAAAGGACCGAATATAATTTTAAAAACACCTGGATGTAATATCAACGTATCAGATATCATTTTACTTGCGGTTAATTGCTGATATGATGTTTTTAATTCTTGTGGGGTCGGAGGTGTCGGTACTTGAGTTATATTCCCATCTAACCATTCTCGTACATTAAGATAATGTCCTCGTGTTATAATAAATGAATCAATTATATTAGTTACATTTGGGTCAACTAAATGATATCTTGGAGTTTTATGTAACCATAAGAAATTTAAACCGTATCTACCAGGTAACCTTTTATAATTAATATTATTAATATCCGCTAACCAATTGTTAATAGTATCGACAGTACCCTCAACAGCCGACCACTCAATATTTTGATTAGATCTATAAAAATATACATAGTCACTTATAGAAACTGTAACACTTGTATTACTAGCTAAGTCGATAACATGTATACTATTAGTAATAATATTACCATCGGTTGTATATGTTATAGAATTATTAACATTACCAGTTACTATTATATCACTAACCAAAAAATAATAATCATAATTTAACACAATATTATGTGTTACAGTTTTAGTGTTATTCATAATTTCATACAATGTAACATTATCTGGTAATCCGTCGTTATTAACATCAGGTGAAACAACGTGTAATTTACGTTCATCAGATAATCCGTTAAGTTGTATATTACTATCAAACACTGGTTGCCCAATAACAACTAAATCAAGATCTGAGCTTAATATATTAGTATCACCAATTACTCGTTTATTACCAAGGTTAGCTTTTAATAACGTAATTGTATCATATTGAGAATTTAGGGTTTCATAATTTACAACTTTTAAATTATTATTATACCAGAATTTAGTTGTAGGACTCTCAACACTTATATCTGTCATTTTATACTTCACGTTCCATATAGTTATTAATCCAACTATTTCTCTATTAATTAATATATCCCAATTCATATCTAAGGTATTGTGTATGAATCTTGGAGTCCATACACCGGTTGTAGTTCCAGTTGATATATATTTCAAACCAACCGGAAATTGTGGATTAGGTGGGTTGAATACAGTTAGATAATACATTTCACCCATATATCCATAAATAAAAGATTGTTTTTCATCTTCGGTAAAGTATCTACGAGAAGGATTTGAATAATAATTAACAGTTCTATCTATATAAGTGAATATATTTGATAATAACGGTTCTACATAATTATTAATTACTGTCACCGCTGCGATGTTATTAGGTATATCTATTAATTGTTGAATTGATTCTGTATAATATAAAGATAGATCATCACCAAATATTTTTACATTTGCATATGTATTACTCGCGTCATACCAATGCATATATTGAGATTCGCCGGCAAAACTACGATTAATCGATTTAAGCTTTAAAATTGTTTGATCTTGTAACATATATGAATTATAATCTGGACCGTTAACCATACGATCTTGAGAATAATAAACGGCTGGAGCCATTTTTCTAATATGCTCTATATCTTCAGACGGTGCAGCGTTTTGAATCGGAGTTGTTAATGAAAACGTAAATAATAATGTGTGTATTGTATTATTATTATTAATATAAGTAAAATTAGATTCAAGATTTAAAATAGCTGTAGGCGGTATTGTAATAGCACTATTATTAGAAGTTCTATACCAAATATCAAAATCACCATTAGGAGTGTTAGAAAATTCACCATCACCAAATATAATTCTAATATTATCATTTTGTAGTGTTTCAACTTCATATTTATTTCGATTACTATTCGTATTAAATATTATATTATAAGCATACGCTACATCAACCTCTTCCCATTCTCCGGAACGTATATATTTTACTGTTTTATTATCGAGTATAGATCTTGTATTCGTGTTAACATTATTCACCCAAACATCTGTATCATTTATATTATTAATAAGAACATCATATGTTTGATTTGGGGTTATTCCATCAAATGTAGCTGTTTGTTTTTGGAGTTGACCTTGTTTTGTTAAAATAAAAAATCCAGTCATATTAGAGTTATCACTTAAACCGTCTGATCCGTATAATATATTAAACGGTGCATCAACTTCTGGGCGATGTTCGTACGGACCAGATGTACTAATATCAGATGAAACTAATTCCATAGGTATAGTATTACTTGCAACAGTAGTAGTATATTTAATAACACTGTTTGTTAACGGTATATTATTTAATGTATATAATTCAAATATTTGATCTTGTACTTGAACTCGATCATTTGGTAAAACCGTGCCAAAGTTTTGTTTTAAAGCTCTATTTAATACTAATATAAATTGTTCTTTCCAATTTGAATTAAGTATATCATTCCAATTTATGGTTTTATTTGCAAGATTATTTCCATTTGAATCAATTACATCCTCGGTTGTTGATATTGATACAATTTTAACTAATCCTCGTCCAGGTATGTTTCTTGATGGTGCATATGAAATTAGCTTAGCAAGCCGTAGAACACTATCTTTTCGTTGAGCAGTCGGTAATAAATTTTCGTGTGCTACGACATCTAACCGATATGCATAAAGCTCTGAAATGTAACTTAGAGCTTCAATTATCATTATAAACTCGTCAGTTTCAATATAATTATTAAATTCAGGATGAAATAATTTGAAGTAGTCAATTAGAGCTTGTTTTACAGTTGCGAAATCAAATGCAGAAAAATTAATCTGTTGATATGCTTTATATACCTGTTCCCAACCTTCTGCTTGTGATATTTGTCTGCTCATTGTACCGATTACCTTAATAAATATTATTGATATTATCATTAACTTGTGATATAATGATAAAGGTTCAAATATATTTATATTAAAATATGTTTGAACCTTTATCATTATATCCAAAGAAGAATATATGACATATTTAACCGAGTAGTTATTATTTAATAAGTTAGGTAGTATACAATTAAATAGTTATAACTAAATACCAGATTATAGTATTAAATACTTATTGTAACTATATCTATTGTGTAAATTCAATATTAAAATTCATACCTTGTGTTACATTCAGTTCAATATATTGTAACATTAAAGACACAGACAAACTATTAGTATCGTAATTAGGTACTACTGTTATTGTTACTAATCTAACCCTAGGATCATAAGCCACAACACTTTCGACATCAGATCGAACTGATTCTATTACATATTCATCTAACGGTTCAAATACCATACTTGGAATAGTTGTACCAAAATTCGGCATCATTACTCTAGTTCCTTTTTTAGTAAATATATGATTTAGTATATTTCGTTCAACTAATTTTATATCAGTCAATATTAACGTATTATTACCCGGTATATGTACTTTAGGAGCGTTAGGCAAAGGTGAACAATATCCCATTGTGTTAAGCGATGGGAATAATCCAGATCTTGAAATACCTTTTGAAAAATCTAATGAGGAAAATCCTGTATATAATGCCATAATAACCTTAAATGTTTTTTAATATTTATAATATTGTTAGTATTTTATAATTACCGTTTCCAGTTAGGATTTCGTTTTTTATAATCTCTACCAATTTCATCACTTTTATACGGATACTTAGGAACATGTGTATAATCATCTTTTGTACCAGTTCTGCCCCATGGTTCATGATTAGGTATTCTATTAGTTAAAAACGCCGCTATTGTTTTAGCAGGAGCAGCTTCTGCAGCTTCTGCAGCCTTATCTGCTGCTGGTCCATTAAGATCTATTCTCCCTGCAGTTTGTTTTATCGAACCCCCGCCACGTAAGTTTAATCCATCAGCAGTAATTTTAGTGGCGTCTGTAGATAATATGTTAAGTACACTATTAACAGTTAAATTAGTATTATCTATAGATAATATGTTAAGTACAGCGTTAACAGTTAAGTTAGTATCTGTACCCGATGTTATATCAATTGTATCACCTGCCTCTTGAAAAAATTTATCTACTGATTGTATTCGTAAATTAGTATTGGCTAATATATGAGTTTCTTTACCACTCGTTGATCTTACTTCTTCGGTTGCAGCCAGATGAATAGATGTTCCAGCCGTTAACCTAATAGATTTAGCGGATGTAAGATTTATATCATCAGCAGAGTGAATTGATACATTATGTGTTGCGTACACATCAATTGTACCGTCTTGATCAAATTCAATCCAATTTGCACCTTCAGCTGTTGAGATATATATTCGTTCATTAGTATCATCCATTATGATTTGATGACCTGAGGCTGTTCTAATTTTCAGTCTACAGTTATCAGGACTATCTTCCATTGATACTGCATGAAACCCTGGAGATGTCCATGAATAAATTTGAGGATCAAAATTTACTTTAGGTGCATTAGGTACTTTAAGGTCAGGATTTATTCTTGATGATTTATATCCACTTTTTATATCCGGTTTTTGAGATAGCATTTGTTTAGTATCAATGACTTCCTGTGATAATCCAGTAACAGATGTATCAATTGCACGAGTTTGCCATTCAAAACTTTGTTGATGTATTATATCGTCTGCAATTCCGCTAAATGCAGTACGTAAATTATCGTATAGGGGTTGAATCGGTTGTTCAGCAGATGAAACCGGTCCATCTATTACTGTTTTTCCTTTTTTTCCATCTTTTCCTTTTTCAAGTTCTTTTTCTATATATCTACCATGTGGCATTGTATGTTCGGTTGCCATAGGGTGCATACATCCTAACCATATTCTATTTGCAGAATCACCATCCAGACATGATATAACTGCAATTGCACCAACTTTTGGAACTCCCCACATACCATATGCAACTGGGCCTGTAGTTGTACTTGTACTATGTGGTCCTCGACTCATAGTATCTGGTGTTGATACAACTCCTCCAAATGGAGTAACTTGTCTACACCACGGTATATCTTCAATAGGGGTGTTTGGTAGGTCTCCTAACGCCATTGAGTATATTCTCATTCGACCTCTACCTTGAGGATCATTTGTATCAACTACTGTACCTACAGTTAAAAGACTATAGTCGGTCTTAATCGCTTGAAACATTTTATACGATCTCCTTAAACCATGTAGTATAATCACCTGGAAAATTCGTAGGATTATATAAATATGGTACTTCTGATTTTAGAAAAAATTGAATATAAAATAAATTACCGTATTCCATAGTTGTATGTTGATGAATAAAATGAGGACCACTTGGATGTAATATTAATGTACCGATTTGAGGATTAAATCCAAATTGATGTTGTGGGAACTCTAACTTACCACCATACACTTCAAATTTTTCATCAAACGGTATATTATCGTTGTAATTACATAGTGCAATATATCCT